GCTGTGAGGTTAGACGGATTCGCAAAGGCCGCATTGTGGGCAAGGGTGCAAGAGAAGTTATTGCTGTCAGCCATGTCGATTGTGATCGTGGTGGCTGATGTGAGTGAAGTAATCTCTCCGCGCTGTCCTGCTGTCCATGTGTTTGCAGTGCCGACTGCGGCTTTAGCGTCTATCTGTGTTTGGGCGTTGGAACTGAGGGAGTTGATGTACTGTAATTCAGCATTAGAAACAGTACCGTCTGCAAGTTTAGCGGCATCTATACCTGTGGCTACCATAGCATCTTCTACAGCACTATTGGCAATAGTTACTGCGCCAGTGTTAGCCATCGTAACGTCACCGCTAAGAGCGGCGGCAGTGAATCCTGTGCCATCACCAATCAGGATTTCAGTATCGGCTACTGCTTTGTCAGACGGATCACCTGATGAGTTAGCATCCCTAACCTTGACGGTATTAGCCGCCATGTGAGCCAGTTTAGCATTGGTTATTGCCTCGTCTGCTACAGATGTTGCGGCCCACGCTACGCCATTAGTTGCGGTAGAGTCGGCTGTCAGCACAAGATCGTTTGCTCCAACCGGAAGTCTTGTTTCAGAGTCTACAGTATTATAGACAAGCAAGTCGCCTTTGGTGGTAAGGCGGTCAGGAGAAAGAACATCCACCGCTTGCCATTCGTTAGACGATGTAGAGTATTTTAAGTATTGGTCGTTGGTAGGCGATGTAGATGTTACCGCGCTACCTTGTAGTTTTGTAACCGTAAACGCGCCCGCATTGGTCATAGATACGTCACTAGAAGGAGCGGCGGCTGTGAAGCCAGTTCCATCACCGATTAGAATCTCTCCGTTACCTACAGCCTTGTCTGAAGGAGCGCCACTAGAGTTAGCATCTCGCACTTTAACTGTGTTAGCGGCCATGTTAGCCAACTCAGCATTAGCAACACCTTCATCTTTAATTGTTACCGCACCAGAGGATACTAAGAAGTTATCAGTAGAGAATGATGCTACACCTTTGTTTGACGATGTGGCTTCTTCTGCCGCTACCGTAAGGGTTGTGCCCGTGGCTGAAGTATCAATACCTTCACCACCTGAAACAGTAAGGGTTTCAGAGTCCAAGTCAACATCAATAGTACCGCTGTCAGAGGCGAGGTCTAAGTCCTGCGCTGTAACCTGAGTATCTACATACGCTTTGATAGACTGTTGCGTAGCAAGTTTAACAGCCGAATCGGAGGACATATCATCTTCATCTTTGATTCCTGTTACTGTGGCTCCATCAGCGGCAATGTTTACGCTACTGAATACACCAGTAGATGCGGTTGTCGCACCTATAGTCGTACCGTCAATAGTACCTGCGTTAATGTCTACGCTATTACTTGTCTCTGGATCAACCGCAAGAGTAATCCACGCATCGTTTGCTTGGTTTCTAATCTTTAATAGGTTGTTTGTAGTATCTAGCCACACCATGCCCATAGACTGTGTGGCACTACCACTAATAGTGGGCGCTGAAGACTTAGCAACGATAACCTGAACAGCCTGATCCGGTCCCGCATCATTTGTACCTGCTGGAAAAGTTTTCTTTAATACGTTTTTAAGCAAACGTAAATGGTCATCGCCTTCACTTACATTATCGCTTGATAGCGGATTTGCACTATTTAGATTTGTTATATAATTTCCAGACTCAATACCCATAATTTATATCCTAATAATATCCAGAGGTGTTCATCACCCTTAATTCAGAGCCAGAATGTCTATCTTTGTCATCCTGCTCCTGTAAATCAGCAATAGCCTGTCTCAATCCTCGCTCCCATATTGGGATACGTTGGTCGTTCATAAGGAATGGTTCGGCTTGTAATAGGGTTCCGTATAAATAAACGTCAGGTGCGTTAAGTATAATCCAATTAGTTGTAGCGCTGTCACTAAGAGAGTCAAACTTTTTATAATAGGTCATTACATAGTTATATGCGCTATCTGGGGTAGGTCCAAAATATATCTTATCGCCAATAATACTATATGCACTTGGCTTACCAGAAGAACTACCCGCCCAAATCCTATACAGCATTTCTGGAGTCATATATTGAACAGAGGTAATCGGGCTTGTATCTAAATGTATTTCCCGCATCTGGACATATCCAGTAGGTAGATTATACGATTTTGTTCCCGACACTGTAGCAGTAGTCGTAATGTTCTCCATCGCCCTAAGACGCAATACTCTATTAAACACAGCCTCATTCAGCGCAATAAACTCTGGTATCCGGTCAGACAGATCATCTCTGTCCAACCAGTTAGCCACAGCCGTCTGAAGAGTTGAGTACGAATTAATAGCCATTAACTATTCTTGCTCTTAAACCAGACAGAGTTGTTAATAATAGGCTTCTGATCGTTACCTGAAAATGTAGGTTGATATAACCACATAATTAAATCCTCGTAGGTGTAGTCCTGAAGTATTTGTTTTCAGGATCATTCAAATATTTTGCTAGTAGTTTGTTATCTTTCTTGATTGCGTCATCTGTTTCTCTGCACCACTGTTCCCAGACATTAGTAGGAATTGATGCTACGGTTACTCCGTCACCAGTTCCCATTCCTGACGCTTTGCCAAATGTAAGTTTGTCGCCATAGTTATTAAAGTTAAGTTTGTTTCTTTCTATAATAGGCTGTACATCTTGGTAAGTATTAATAGTTGCAGTGCCGTCACGATTAATATCCAGTTTCCAAGGACGAGAATCTGGAGAATCGAAGTTCCATCCCGATGAATTCATAACGGCATTTCACCTCTATCTGCGGCAATTTTTTTAAATTTATTATGCACATTCTTTGCATGAAGTTTAGCATCTACAGGCTTCTTGTCAGTGCTGACAGATTTTTTAGCCTTCAATGCTTTCTTAAGTTCTTTCTTAGTTACCATTACATCTTTCTCCCGAAACCAAAAGGTTATAATCCACTTGTCTCCGTTTTCTGGAGGTAGTCCCATATGCAATGATGCAGGATGCGGAACCTTGTTTTCATCAAGGCTACCAAACATAAGAATCCTGCCCTGCTTTGCTTGTATTGCAAGTCCCAGAACAGGAAAAACTGTGCCACCACCATCTTGTACATCATTTAAGTACGCAACAATAGTGACACAGCGATTCCCACCTTCTTTTATCTTTGAAGATTCTGGCATCTCTTCCATTTCATCAGGAAGAAACGCATCGTAGTGAGGCTTATACTCCTGACCCGGCTGATACCTTTGAATACTCAGAGGTTCCAACCGGGTAGGAGGTAGACCGCACATACCGGACAACGCTTCAATAACACCGTCTAACACATTATTGTCACCGTAATCAAAGAAAGCACCTTTACTGGTTCTTACTTTATCTTGGATATACTTACCATCACGGTTTATTAGATTATCACCAAGCCCTTTATTTTCGGCAAGGTTAATTATGTGTTCACATAAATCAGGTGAAAGCACATTATCTTCAACAACAATCGTAGGAGTGTTATTGTATTTTATCATTAAGCGTCTTTTACTCCGATAACTGCCGCATTAGCCAGACCATTCTTCGCACGAAGACCGTATTCAGCAATCATCAACTGCTTGATGCTGTCGCCAGTCTTGGCAAGGGTTTCGGTCTGGAAAGGCCGCAGGTAGTCGATTGACCAGAAATCATAGTCAAAGAAGTACAACTGGTTAGCCAGACCCAGACGGCTAGGTACAATCTTCAGCGTACCGAAGTCAGTCACCAGAACATCAATGGCGTTGACAGCGGTAGCAGGAGCCGCACCCGGCGCTTCTTTTCTGAGATCAGCAATGACAGAACCACCTAGCGAACTAATCTTCTGCTTGAGGGAAGCATCACACATAAGATCGGTAGGTTCACCACCAAGGGTGAAGCAACGCTCCATAGCGAGGTTAATCATTGCCATCGTCAGAACTACATCAGAACCCGAAGGGCTTGCAACAGCCGAGCCTACCGCCGTATTAGTAATACCCACAACAGGAGAAGCCGAACCATCAATGATGTTCGATGTTCCTGCTGATCCAGTACCAAGCCAAGACATAACTGCCGCCGTCTTACGAGGCGTGGTTGCGTCACCAGCGACTTTTAAATCCTCAGACAGAAACATCTTTTCCATATCACGCTTAATTTCTTTTGCGCGTTTAGCCAACTGGTAAGCCTGAGATGAGCGTCTGCCCGCAAAATCAACGGCTTCTGCCGTCCCACTCGTTTGAACGGCTTTGTATGAAATTTGACAATAATTCGTTAAGCGAGTAGGCTCAGAAACTGCAAGAGCATCCATGTTATTGTCGCCTTCCAGTTTCTGGTTAGCGGCGGCGGCAGTTAGAGAATCAGTCTGCCACTCAAACAAGGTATTGTCACACGACCCTTTGCCTACGCTCGACATAAACGGCGTATCCATTGGGCTAATATTATAAATGATATTACTTAGGTCTTCCCTAATGCCAATGGCACTATAGGTAGTCCTAGTATTTGTTGCGATTGCCATAAAATGACTCCTTTATTATAGTTCTACGAAATCTTCAAACAGACTTGCGGCATCTTCTGCCTTTCCGGTCTGCTGTAGACGTTTCATTTGTTTGGCACGTTTTGCTTTATCAGTATCAGTCTTGCTTACTTTAGCCTTGCTCCGCACTACTTTAGGTTTGTTTTTAACTTTCTTAGACCTAACCGTGTTTTGCTTTCTCTGCATATCTTCATATGCTTTGGCTTGCATAAGTACAATAATTGACCTGTGATCGACAAGTTGACTTAACTCTTCTTGTGTATATCCCTTGCCTAGAGCGAATTCCGATACGGCTTTAGCCATTGCTTGCCGTTTGTCGTCCTCTGCCCATTGCGGGATAAGTTTCACCATTTTTTGATGCTCTTCCTGAACTATGCGCTGATGCTCTTTCTGAGATTCAACCTGCGCCTCCTGCTGGGCTTTCTCTTGTGCTTGCTGTAGAGACTGAATCTGATCTTGAGCCTGACGATATTCATCACGCTTGGTTAGATATTCTTCTCTATCCTCAAGTTTAAGCCTTTCCCAATCAGTGTTCTGGTATTGCTGTAGATGTGAATAGTTAGTTTCGATTGCTTGCGCGACAGCACTAACGTACTGTTCTCTGGCTTGCTGAGTCTGGGCAGTTTCGTTCTTGTAGTTTTCTACTACCTGATCTATCTGCTTTCGATATTCTGCAAGTTGTTGAGTTTTCCTTGTATAATCCGCTTGTCGGGAGTAGCCTTTGACGAGTTCTTCTTCCGTGACTTCATGTTCCTCTCCGTCTACTGTTACAGTATAGAGAGTTGTCTCTTCCGAGTCGTCTTCAACTTCTTCTTCATCGGATTCCTCAGATTCATCATCCTCAGAAATTTCTTCTTCGGTTTCTTCAACCTCTTCTTCAATTTCATCAGTTGTTTCCTCTAAAGCGTCTTCAGTTACTTCTTCAGACGGCGATGCTTCCTCTTTCTCTTCCGGTTCCTCTAACGAGTCCATGAGTCCGAGTATCGCATCTTGGGCTTCGGATATACTACCCGATTGTTTGGGTAGTTCACCTTGTGGGGCTGTTTGCGTATCCACCATAATAATCTCCTATATGTGGTATTCCTTAAGTTTCTTCGCCATATCTCCTGTTTCCACAATGGAGGTTAGATGTAGACGTATCCGTTCAAGGAGTCTTAATGACAACCAGATTTGTTCTCTGGCTTCTAGTTCACTGACTCCTGAAGAATGCCAAGAGTTCAGTAAATTCTTTTCTAGTGTTTCAAATGCTTCGTTAAATAGTTTATCAGTGAGGAGGCGTCTAGCGTGTTCCTCTCTTAGTTCATTACTCATTATAAATATCCGTATCGTTTTGGGTAAGATGGGTACATCAAGCCTAAAGGTATACCTTCTCCATGAAATTTAGCCAAAGGCGATTTTTCTGGAATATAAACTTCTATTCCTCTACCTCTGGCAAGCCCTATAAGATACTCCATATTTGGTCTTTGGTAAGCAAATTCGGATATATACGATGGGTCGCCGGGAGTAGGCTCTATATCGGCCATATCCACTCCCCATATACCTATTTTATTTGCTCCTTCTAAAAGAGCCATTCCCATCAAATAAGATATAGATGAGTTAAAGTAATCAAACCCAAGGTTATCTACAACCTTTTCTATTGGGTATCGTATAGCGTTAGGTATATCTTTATATGCTTCTTGCATATACAAAATAGGAAGTGATTTAAGCCTGTCTTCGTAACCATCTCTTCTATGCGCCTCTGGTTTTCTTAAGAGGTCAAGAGGATGTATTTCAAAATACCTGTCAAAGAAAGGCCACCTTCCTTCATCCCAAGGTAATCCCCAAATTTCACCATCAAAATTATCTACTTCAGATGTGTCATGTGGAGCCATACCGCAGATGGCAATGTTCATATTTATCCTATAGCAATGGGTCTATTTTGTTCTGCTTCAAGTTGTAGTTCAGCGGCCTTTAACCGAGCATCAACAGCGGCTTCAGCCGATTCCTGCTGAAGTTTCTGCTGTTTCAACTGTAGGTCAGCGGCTTTGATCTGAAGTTCCTGCTGTTTAATCTGCATCTCCATCATCTTTTCCTGCTCTGCTGGATCAGGCTGTGGAGGAGCCATCTCAGGATCAGTCAGGAAGTCACCGATATTCTGGAAGCCCATATTCTTTATGAGTGCGGCTCCCATGTTATAGAGATTCTTTTCACTTACTATGCTGAGTCCTCCGCGCATTGCATCGCCAGCAAACTGTAGCATGGTAGTCAGGTGCATCAACTGTTGGTCACGATTACCATTACCGATACCTACGGCAACTGTGCAGTCCATTTTGTCACGCCACATATCAGGACGGACAGGAACCCATTGATTGCGTAGTTTGACTATACGTTCTTTATCTTGGTTTTTAAGGACAAGTTCATAAATACAATTCATCAAATCTCTTACACCAGTTTCGGCAAAGCATCGTGCTATTAACTCTACTCTGGATTGAGCGGCTGTCATTGTAGCGTTCACTGCGGTAGCCGTAGTGTGAGAGGTTAGTGCATTGTCGTTAAGACCTTGACTATATTTATTTACACCTGATCGTGACTCTCTCTGCTCGTCAAGGTATCCTAACATCTGGAATGATGATGCTTCAAGAGGAGGCGTAGCCAACGGCATAATGGCGTTGGGTGACTTAACTCTTACCACACCGCCCGGTCTTTGGGATAGCAAATCATCCAGATTCGCTTGACCTTCAAGAACTGCATATCTTCCGAAGTTCATGTTGTACATATTGTCCATGAGGTTCCGCATTAGAGTGCTCTTAATGAGTTGTAAGTCCATGATAAGGTCTGCAATAGACAAACCAAAGAACTTATGCGGAATCTTTACTGGAGTAATACTAACAAACGGAACCTTGTCGATAGGATCGTTAGCAAGAATCTTACTGCCTACTGAACAAACCTTTCTCAGTTCGGCAATGCCGTCACCATCATAATCTGTTTTAATGAAGGACTCATGTAACCAGTATGTCTGCAAAGCCTCATCATCATTTGGGGAACCCCAGCCACCAAAGTAATCAGCAGACTTATCAAACTCATAACGGCTAAGTCTTTCAGAAGAGAAAGCCGACATATCATCATCGCCACCACCTATCTCTCTAGGGTCAAGGTCTTCATCAGGATACATAAGGCGTAACTCTGACAAGGTTTTTCTGACACGATGACAAACAAATCTAGCATCCTTAATATCTTTAGCCTCACGGCTAATAAGAAACTCATCGGGCGGTACGTTTTCAATCTTTACCCGACCTGTATATGAGGTTCTTTTAATAACGACATCATGTTTCGCACCATAGTCATCGACATATGAGGTATGTTCCATAACTTCAATATCTGGCGACATGATAAGTAGGTTGAATTCCTGCTCGTCAAGACCGTTATACTCTTCACGGTTCCAGTCTTCGTAGTCATCCCACCATACTTTAACGATACCGTTCTTTTGGAGGAGAGCATCAGTAAACCAAGTGTAGAGGATTTCCCAACCGTTGTTATCTTTGGTAAAGATATGGTTGACGTAATCAGTGGCCTGTTCTGCCGACTCTACATCTTCTGGTCCATGAGGCTCAAATGTAACCATCTCATCGCCACTAGCGAATACTCTCATCAGTGACGGTTTAATCCATTCGATAGTATCCATAACAGAAGAATCAACGTACTGACTCCTGCCTTCTACCTCATTACCAAATGGAAGTGCATAGTAGTAATCCATAGCAGATTCTCTCTGCTTGGATACAGTATCATTATATCCTAGAGCGTCAGTGATTTCTCCCTGCACTCTGGCTAATAGTTCTTCGTCTGTTACTTTAGATGATGCCATATTGTTTATATTCTATATCGTTTGTCCAAGTTGGATCACTGCCAGAAACAGCAAACCTTCGTGATAATACTGCGTATCGTGTCGCGCTCATTAGGTCGTCTTTGAAGGCTACCACCTTCCCGCCTTTTCTATGATACATTCTGAACTCTTCAAACCAATCCGGTAATGTATTGAATACATGGAATCTACCCTGCTCCATATACTGTATCATATCCATTAATCCTTCTTCTACAGAATTACCGCCTTTATTCTGTCCGAGGGCTGGAGGGTTGGTAAAATGCTCCAACATCATATTGCACCCAAGGCTCCTGTACTGGTCTGCAAGACCCGGATTACCCATGCTGTCTCTCCTATTGCCATCGTGAGGATACGCAATAGGGACGCTCTCAGAGCGTGTCCTGATGGATGCGGCGTGTACTGACGGTGATGCTTTGGATTGTCGGTAACAATCGTAGATATATATTTCATCATTGTCTTTATCCCAAGCGGCCCACACTACAGCCGTTGGATGGTCCCACCCGAAGTCTATTCCCGCTATCTTTGCCCAATGATCCTCAATAATTACAGGATCAATCATTATTTTGTCTTCCTGTACCGGGAAAACAAGGCCGGACCCAATGCTGGGACGTCCATATCGCCTCATTTCTCTCTCATGTGGGGAGTAACTTGAGAGGATTTGGGTCATAACAGACTCATTTAGGTGGCCTTTATTACCTTTCATGGAGGTAATTGTCTCTGAAGCGTCATCCCAAGTGGCGTTTGTCAAGGATTGACCGGGCTGTAGATTGTTCATAAACGATGCAACAGTCTCAGTCATGCCCGATTCTGGCGTGAATGTCATGTAAACCATGCCTTTACGGTCCAGTGTTCGGGTTACAGCCTGTGAGTATAACTCTCTGGATGGTTCTTCGTCAAGCCATATACAGTCTACGCTACGTCCCTGCCACTTGTCAACACCCATTTCATAGGCTTTGAAGTGTAAAGAAGAGTTCCCACCCGTAACGTGTTGTATAAGAGCAACACTTTTTGCGTTGGGTACACCCGGTTTACGTTCCGTTTTTATTATTTTACTTTTAGGTATCGCACCGGACCCAAACGCATCAGGATCATCTGGGGAACCCAATAGTTCGTATTGTACAATGTCTCTCGTTGTTTCGTTTGAAACCCCACCTGCCCAAGCGGTGATGGGTTTATCGTACCGTCTACCTTCCCACCAGTCAGGATATATGCCGGTAAGATGGTAACTCATCTCTGCCGCACCGGAATAAGACTTCCCGATACGGTTAGCCGCCATCAGGAGCCTCTGGTTGGCCTCTGATCCTGTTTTATGGAACTTCTGCTGGTATGGGTAGGGATCGTACTCGTCGATGCGAGAGAAGCGTACAAGACTTCTCAGAGCCTGTTTTAATTCTAACTCTTTACGGTAATGTTCAGTGCTTAAGCCTTTCAAGTGCCTCTAACTCCCGCATGATTTCATCTTTACTCATTTGGTCGATGTTGGTGGTTTCTACCTTGTCTACTGGTTTAAGTCCAGCGCGGTCAAGGATGTCTTTAATTGCGCCTAATCTGACAGATTCAGACTCAGCACTTTCAGCAAGGTCGGTCAACCACTTGAGACTGGCTGGAATCTTGTCTGCAATTATCTTCTGGACTTCTCTCTGTATCTCATTATGTAGTTGAGATTTAAGTTGAGAACCTTTGATAGTAGCAGTCTTTTCAGAATACCCTGCCGCGATAGCCGCT